AGCTGGAGTCAGAAGGAGATTTCCTTTCTCATCACATACTGTGCATACAGCAAGTTTTGCACGGAAGTCATCCAGAGCTTTTTCAAACCCACCTTCTGCGTTTTTGTTTTCCTTTATGAGCGTCTGCTCAAACTTGTCACGTTCACGTCCAGTCATCTGACGAACATAAACAAAGTCTCCTTTTCCAAGGTCCACTTTTACGGTTTCAAGCACCTCTTTAGTCAGCAGTGCTTTTTTGTCTAACATTCCCATGATTAGTTGTTTTTGATTGTTGATAATTTGTTAAAAATATTCCTTGATTAGGAATGGTTTATTTATACTCCAGTGCTTCCACCTGAGCTAAGATAAACCTTACCGGTTACCTGAATGGTAACATCTGCGGTAACTTTATCATCAGCCGGGATGGTGAGTGGGAGTTCTGAAACAAGACCTTCAAAGTCAAGACCAGTGTTCTCTACGTCCGGGAGAACGATCTGATAGTTCTGAATGGTGTTGCTTTCAAAGTCATTTAGCATAGTCTCGTAAGTAGCACGAGTAAAGTTCATTGCGAGTACAACAGTTCCTGCATTACGGAAGCCCGTAATGAATTCCCTGTAACCTCCAGTAGAGTCAAGCGAGGTGACATCAATTGTATCCCTCGACATGCTTGGCCCGGTGATGGAATTGATTTCAGCGATTTCGACCCATGCAGAGCCGCTCCACCGCTTAAATTTTGTCCCTACACCAGCAATTGCAGTACTTGCCATTTTTTACCTCCTTTTTATGCAACTCTGCGTTGCAGGTTAAAATTAAGAACGAACAACACATTACCATTATCATCCCATTCAAGGAGAGTGGGTCCGCTTGAACAGTAAATAACAGTATATAAAGTTCCGTTAATAGTCGTATGATTGAGACCATGTAACAGATTCTTTATACTCTCACCTTTATCATACGCAGCCGTGTACGAAGTATCCCGCACCCGGATTTGTATGGAAGGATATTCATACCCTTGATCATTCAACGCTAATTTACCAGGATACCCGTAACTATCAAACATAGAAACGCTTTTTCTAGGAGTAGTTGGATCCTTTCCTATAAATAAATTACGACCTAGCGTCAAGTCCAAATCGCTCTCGGCTACCAGTAAATCCTTTATATCCACAGTTGGAGCATTCATGGTATTTGAGCATTATCTTTTATGATGTTAAATATAACTCTTATATTTCGATTTATTGCTTTCTGAAACCATTTCCAGTCAGCTCCCTCTCTTTTAAACTCCGCATTAGGGAATCTATGTAGAATTTCATGAACGTATAAGGCGTATGGAGCACTGTACCCCATAATCATCATAGGATTACGGGTCTTTAATACTTCCCCTCTACTAGCCGCCACAATCGCTGAATGCCTAGCTCGTAATTCACTAGCCTTATACTGCATCTTTTTAAAAGGTCGGTTTTTGAAAGTTCCAGCATATCCTAATTTATCCTCCACTTCACCAACCATAGTGGCTACCACAAACCAACTAGCTCTCAAGTTACCGATGTCTACAGGAGTCAGCGGGTAGATCGTTTCTGTTTCTCTGCGTATCTTTTCAGCAACCAAAACCAATCCTCTTGTAGAAATACGGGTATTTACCGCTTCAAGTTCTTTCTTCAAGCGAGCCATAACCTTATCAAGTCCTTCAACTTTAACGTCTACAATTTTTGCGGATACGTTATATTTGGGTGCTCTAGGCATATTACTTAAGTTAAGAATGGTGTTAAGTACGCTTTCCTCAAAAAAGAAGTTGTCGAATTCAAAGCAGGAGTTTTACCCCAACGTTTGACTTCAAATACCCCATCTATCACAGTATAGTCTATGTCTCCAGCACTATCTATGCCCGAATCCATTAAACTCTGTAAAGAACCTCTGTATAGTAACCCCTTTTCCTGTAAATCTACTTCAACATACACCACCGCCCTAGACAAGATTTTCTCTCCCTCATCCTCGTATATGTACTGAACCATTTCTTCCCAGCGACATTTTATTTCAACGGGCGTAGCATAGTTATAGCTACCATAACCATTATTTACTGGATTACCCCAGTAAACCGCCACTTCAGGCAAATTATTACTTATGAACTTATCTATACCCATTAGTCCTCAAAGCTTGGAATTGCGTATATTGTTGCTGCCGTCTTACCGGACTTTGCTAATCTGCCCGTAAAATCTAACGTAAGTACCATCTGTCCATATGGAGTAGATTTCAACATCTCCCCCCATTTTCCAGTGTAGGTAACTTCAGCATCTCCCAACCGCTCTTTACTAGTGCTCCTGTTTAAAGTAGAGGCAATCATATGTGCCGTAAGCCACCTTTCCAGTTCAGTCAGCACCGCTTCAGTAACCACCGTATCATCTTCAAATACTTTAGTAATGACAGCGTTCGCCGCATTTATCATTACAGTAACTTTGGATGAACTAACATCGCAGTCACTATCCATAATCGCCATTACATCATCATATGTTACCCTTGCCATTATTCCCTCCCTTCTTTTTTACGACTCGTCCAAAGTAACGGGTCTATGAAATTTAAAATATCTGAAGACCATTTCAATCCTAACCAATCCAAAGTTTCATACAACTGTTGGTAATCCCCGTGAACCATTCTTTCGGGCCAAAGGACTCTAACATTCAATCCCTCATTGATCATTTCAATAAATTTGGCTTCATACTCATGTACCCAGCCAAGCCATCCCTCTTCAGTCGAGTAAGCGTCCATGTAGTTTGTCTTCATGCAGGATTGAATTATGTCCCCGGTCCTACGACGAACTATTATCCATTTAGCATTTGGAAAGGCGTAATGCCACACAGGCCACATTAAAGCCAATCGAGCATCCTTGTATATCCACGGACCCTTTATGTACCCTTCTGAAACCATTACTCTCTCAACCTCCTCTCGCCAGTTCCGTGGGATTGATAAAGTCCCAGTATCGGGAAGGATTCTCTGTCCATTAGGATCAGAACCGTCCTTCTCCAAATACGGCTTCACCAAAGTGTCTCGAATACAATCATTCTCATAAAGGCCACGCTTGTTGGTCATTACGCCTCCAAAAGCCCCGCATTTGACGAATGTACCAGCGATCATTCCTGATCCACTGCGAGCAGCTCCTGTTACTAATATTGGGGAATATTCTTTCATCTGTACATGTTTCTTACAAGTTCTCTTTCTTTATCTTTATCTCCTTTGGCTACCACTCTTACCTTCTGTTCAGGGTGTCTGCGATAATAAGCTAAAGGAGCATTACAATACCCTATCTGCAATCCTGCGGATAGACAGCGTAGATTAAACTCAAATTCTTCTGCCGTCCACAGGTTTTCATTCATTTTCCCCACTTTTTCGAACACTTCCCTCCGGTACATCAGGGTGGCACTGTGAATAACATTCTTGCGAAGTAGATCATCAACAGTCGGATGTTTAATAGGAGGAGTATATTGCTGGGTAGAACGGAACGGATTCATAAATATTTCAATAGCCGGTCCATGTATGAAATCTACATCTT